TGTCCGGCGCAATCGCGTGGCTGGACGACGAAGGCCGGCTAATCGAAGTCCGCGACCTCCCGGTCGCCAAGGCCAACGGCAAGTCCGAGCTGATGCCGGCCGCGCTGGCGGACATGCTGCGCGAGCGCCCGGCCACGCACGCCTTTGTGGAGCGCGTCGCATCCCGGCCAGGCGCAGGCGTCGCCAGCTCGTTCAACTTCGGTCGCGGCTACGGCCAGATCGAAGGCGTGCTGGCGGCGCTCGGCGTGCCGGTCACGCTAGTGACGCCTGCCAAGTGGAAGGCCGCGCTTCGCATCCCCGCCGATAAGTCCGCCGCCCGCCTGCGGGCCTCGCAGCTTTGGCCTGGGCTGGCCGGCACCTTCTCGCGCGTCAAGGACGATGGGCGGGCGGAAGCCTCGCTTATTGGCCTGTATGGCGCGCAGGCGATGCGGGGGGCGGCATGAGCGCGCTGCGCGTGGAACGCATCGGGCTGGCGACGCTGTATTGCGGGGATGTTCGCGATTGCCTTGGTGCCTTCGCTGACTGCGCTGCGATCCTGACCGATCCGCCTTTCGGCATCGGCTACCGCAGCGGTCATGCAACTGGCGATTTGTGGGCTGAGCGCACGATCCGTGGCGACCACGACACCAGCCTGCGCGATGCTGTGCTGCAGGGCCTGCCCACCGTGCCCACGCTTGTGTTCGGCTCGGACAAGGCGCCGCGACCTGTCGGCGCGCGGATGCGGCTGATTTGGGACAAGGGGCCGGCGCTTGGCATGGGCGCGCTGGACCTGCCGTGGAAGCCGAGCGCCGAAGAAATCTATGTGCTGCATCGGGGCTTTGTGGGCCCTCGCGATGAGGGCGCGGTGATCTACCACCCGCCAGTCCAGTCGATGGCGTGCAACGGCCGGCTCCACCCGAACGAAAAGCCTGTCGGTTTGTTGGCAAGGCTGCTTCGAAAGATGCCGCCCGGCCTAGTGGGCGATCCGTTCATGGGGTCTGGCAGCACGGGCCAAGCTGCGCTGCAGGCCGGGCGACACTTCGTCGGGTGCGAAATCGAGCCGCGATACTTCGACATCGCCTGCCGCCGCATCGAAGAAGCCCAGCGGCAAGGCGACCTATTCCGGGATGCGGTGGCATGACCAACGCCTTCGCCCGCCACGGTATCGGCCACCTGTCGGCCAGCACGATCAACCTGTTCGCCGCGCAGCCAGCAGCATTCGTAATGGAAAAATTGATGAAGCGCCGCGGCCCGGTCGGCTGCGCTGCGCACCGTGGCACGGCGGCAGAAAGCGGCATCGTGCATGGGCTGCTGAACCCGGCCGCCGAACTAGCCGAGTGCCAGGAGATCGCCGTTCAGCAGTTTGACCAGCTCACCGCGCTATCCGGCGATCCAAAGCGCGCCAAGGAACGCGAGGCCCTGCCCGCCATCGTCGCCACGGGGCTGGCCGAGCTGCGGCAGTACGGCATCCCGGACGAGGTGCAGAAGCGCATTGAAGTCACGCTGCCGGATGTGCCGGTGCCCTTCGTTGGTTTTTGTGATCTGGGTTGGACCGCGCACGGGCTGACGCTCGACATCAAGACGCAGCTCCGGTTGAACAGCGAGATCAGCACGGCGCATGCGCGCCAAGTCGCGCTCTACGTCCACAACACCAACCGCGAGGCGCGCGTTGCCTACTGTACGCCCGCGAAGATCGGCGTCTATCGGCTCGACAACGCGGCCGAACAGATCGCCGCAATCACCAACATCGCCAAGCGCATGGAGCGGTTTCTGTCGGTCAGCAATGACCCGCACGAACTCGCCGCCATCGTCGTCCCCGATACCGAGAGCTTCTTCTTCTCGGACCCCACAACCCGCGCCCTGGTGCGGGAGACCTACGGGCTCTGACCCGTCAGGGCGCAGACCGGCGGCCCTCTCAACAGCCGGCACGATGAGGAAAGAAAGCAATGGCCTTCGGCATCCCAGGATCAGAAAGCGGCGCCAGCGCCGACACCGAGTTTCTTGGCCGCATCCAGTTCGACGCGCGGTCCGGCTTCTGGAAGACCGTCAACCGCGTGAACGTGGGCGGACGCTTCGAAAACCAAGAGACAGAGCCCTTCAAGGCGCAAAGCCTGCTGATGGACTTCGGCAGCCTCCATGTCGGCTATTCGAAGATCGCTTCCCCGCCCGTGTTCATGCTGGTGCCGATGGGCCAGCCGTTCCCGCCCAGGCCGATTGAGACGGTCAAGGACGACAACGGCAAGGACAAGCCGGCGTTCTCGCCGTCCTTCCGCATCAAGGTCATGTCGGCCAAGACCTTTGGCGACGGCGAGCCGCGCTTCTTCGGCAGCTCGGCCAAGACCGTGATGGGCGGCGTCGAAGAATGCTGGACCGCCTTCTGCGCGGCCCCGGAAGCCGCCGCCGGCCAGGTCCCGGTGGTCAACATCACGACGCGGGTGGTCGAGGTGCAGACGCCGCGCGGGTCTTCGAAGTTCTACGCGCCAGTTTTCACGATCGCTCAGTGGGTGGACCGCCCGGCCGCGCTTGGCGACCGCGCCGTGCCGCCGCCGGCCGCCGGTAGCCAGCCCGCAGTGGCCGCCGCGCCCGCGCCGTCTGCGCCGCCGCCGAACCACGTTCCGCCGCCCGCGCCGAAGGCCCAGGCCGCAGCAGACTTGCCGTTCTGAGGAGCCGGCGGGGTGCGCTCAGTTTCGCAGGCCGGACGCACCCCGCCACACCAGCACCACCACCGCCAAAACGGGGGATGACATGGCGGACGAGATAAAGCGGGAGGACGTAACGATAGGCAAGGCACGGCTTCGTGTGGCGGGGGCCGCATGATGAGCGAGCCGCTGCCGCCACCGCGCCGAAGCCCGCAGACGCCGCTAGAGTGGGCGCTGTTCTACGCCTCGCTTGGGTGGTCCGTGGTGCCTGTCCGACGCGGCGAGAAAATCCCGGCTGAACGCTGGGCTAGGTTCCAAACCCTGCCCGCCGACCACGCACAGATCATGGCGTGGTTTGCCGAAAACCCGACCTTCGGCGTCGGGCTGATCCAAGGCGGACGCAGCGCCACCATCGTCCTCGATTTCGACGCCGCCTCCGGGGGCCTCGAAACCCTGGCGGAACTGGACGCACGGGGGCTGCCGCAGTCCGTGCGCCAGTTCACGCCGGGCGGCGGCGTGCATGTCGTGCTGCTGCACCCAGGCCGCTACGTCCCGACCCGCAAGTCCGTCCGGCCCGGCATGGACGTGCGCGGCGACGGCGGCTTCATCGTCGCCACGCCCTCCGTCCACGCCAATGGGCGGGAATACGCATGGGATGTGGACGCCCACCCGGAAGAAACGCCGGTTGCGGACTGCCCGGCTTGGCTGGTGGACCTGATCTGTGGCGACGCCCCGCAGCTCCCAGGCCAGCCCGGCGAGGTGGTCCGGGTGCAGGCCGCCGGGCCGCTTGGCCTGCCGGCAGCCGAGCGCGTCACGGACGGCCGCGAGCAATACATGCGAGACACCATCCTCGCCGTCTGCCGGGACCTCCGGGACCGCCTGGGGCGCCTGCCGGACGAGGCCGAGCTTTTCGAGGCTGCGTGGCCGCAATACGCCGCCAAGGTGGACTTCTCCCGCGCCGGCAGGGGCGAGCCGGAGTTTAGGGCGAAGGTTCGCTATACGCTGGGGCGGATACAGGCCGGCGCCATCCGAGGCTTCGGCATCGCGCCGCAGGCGCCCGAGGCCAGCACCGCCGCCACACTGGCCGGCCTCACCTATGACCCGGAGACGGGGGAGATCATCAGCGACGCCATTGGGGCTCCGGGGACACCGGGGACACCGGGGACAGCAAAGCCCGCAATTTGGATTGACGCTGAGGAATGGACCGAAGACGCCATCCCGAAGCGCCCCTGGCTGGCGCCTGGCTACCTCATGCGCGGGGCGGTTTCGGCCCTTAGCGGCCAGGGATCGGGCGGTAAGTCTTCGCTGGTGGTCTGCTGGACCATAGCCCTTGCCACCGGCCAAGCCGTTGGCGAGTTCCGGCCGACCGGCGCAATGCGGGTGGTGAACTACAACGTCGAAGACGACGAGCTGGAGCAGCGCCGCCGCTACAGCGCCGCCCTCCGCGCGTCCGGGAGGACGCCGGCAGACGTGGCCGGCCAAGTCATCCGGTGCGGCCCGGAGAGCATCGGCACCCTGTTCGAACGGCACCCGGACACCGGGCACATCACGCCGACCGCGGCAATGGAAGCCCTAGAGGCGCTGTGCCGGGAGAGCGGCGCGGATGTGCTGGTCTGCGACCCGCTGGCCGAGCTGCACAACGCTGAAGAGAACGACAACACCGCCATGCGGGCCGTGGTCGCGGCGTTCCGGGGCCTCGCCAAGCGGCTCAATATCGCGGTGCTGCTGCTGCACCATGACCGCAAGGGCAACAACGCTCCCGGCGACATGGACCGCTTGCGAGGCGCTAGCGCCATCACAGGCGCCGTTCGGGTCCTGCTGACCCTGACCAGCATGTCCGAGGCAGACGCCGAGCGGTTCGGCATCCCGCCTGAACATCGGCGCCGGCACTTCCGCATTGATGGGGCGAAGTCGAACTATGCCATCGCCCAGGAAGCCGAGTGGTGGCGGCTGGCAGGCTACCCGCTGGCCAACGGGGAAGAAGTCGCCGCCTGCCTGCCCTGGGCGCCGCCGAGCCCCTTCGCTGGGCTGTCCATGACCGACTGCATCGCCGCGTTGGACATCATGCACGCGGGCACGCCTGCCGGGCACGCTTGGGCTGTCGCCAAGCAGACCCGCGACGATTGGGGCGGACGCATCCTGACTGAAAAGCACGGCCTCACCGACGCCCAGGCCGACGCCATCCTGGCCGCTTGGATCAAGTCCGGCACCGTCAGCGTGGAGGTCCGGGAGGGTCCGAGGCGCGGCCATCCCCGCAAGGCTTTCGTCGTCAATCTCTCCTCAGTCTCGGAAATGAGACGCCAAAAACAGGGGGAAACGCCATGAGCAGAACCGACGCGAGAACCGTCGCAGACCCGACGCAAAAAAGCTGCGTCGGTTCTTTTTCGGACTATAGTCAACCGTCGCATGCGCGCGTCGGTCTGCATCCGTCGCAGACCCGACGCAGCGCTTGCGAGAAGTCGGTTGGCTTTGGCGATCCGACGCAGACCCGTGTCTCATGCAGAGAGGCACGGCGATGACCCCCGAAGAACTCGACGCCATCGCTATCAGCTATGAACGGCGATGGGGCTTGGGGCGGCTGCCCCGGCTGGTGTCACCAGAGACGGCGACCAAGTGGGCAACGGCGCTGGCGCTGCTCGAAAGCGATTGGCCGCCGGCCGGGCAGACGTGGGAAGCGGTGCGGGCGTCGCTCGCCCGTGGCTGGGTTGCCCTTGAGGCAGAGGCGACGGCGAGGGGCCGTGCGCCGCTGCCGGGGCCGGTGGCGGAAGCCGAGTGGGAAAAGGGGCGCGTGTTCGCGGTGGCGCTGGATGGCGACCACAAGCAGGCCCTTGAGGTCCGCGCCAAGCAGGACGGGCGGCAGCACTACAGCGTCTGGACCGTGGCGGAGATCGCGAAGCTGATCGCCGCGATCCCGCTGGTTGGCGACATCAAGGACACCTGGCCCGGCGCGGAGATCATGGGCCGCCCGCAGCCGCGTCCGGTGGGGAAGATGCCCGACGATGACATCCCATTCGGCGCGTGGGGCGCGGGGGATAAGCCTGCGGGGTGGGAGGCGCGGCAATGACTCTAGGATGGCCGTGGAGGCCGATTGCGGAGCTGCTGGCTAGGGGTGGTGCGGAGAGCGTGGAAGGCGCGCGTACGGGCTTCCTAGAGGCTTCTAATGACAATGCGCCACGCGAGGTGTGGCGATGACGCCGACCGAACGCGCAGCATGGCGGGAGGGGGTGGCTGATGCCGCCGTATTCCTCCGGGCAATGGCGTCCCGCATCCGCCAGCGTGCGAAGGGCTGCACCTACGCCATGAGCAATGCAGCGACGCTGGAAATGGCGGCCGACGAGCTGGCGGAGACGCATCCCGCCCGCGAAGCGACCGGCCTAGAGTTTCGGGGCGGCTGATGGCAGCAGCAGTCAGAAAGCGCCGCGTGAAGCGGCAGGAGCCTGGGCCGTCCTTCGACCACGGGCCAGCGGAGCAAATCGCCCGCGGCGAAGTGGTGGTGCTGGATGCCGGCGATCCCGATGCGCCCAGCCGAACCATACGCCGGGCGCGCAGGGCTTGGGCGCCGGACAGCATGCTTCGGACCGGGGCGATCAACGGCAATCAGTACGCGGCGGCTATGCGGTATCGCGGGGATTGGGAGCGGAGCCTTCCGCGCTCGACCTCAACGCTTGGCGCAGATGCTGGGCGCACGCTCGGCTATGGGCCTAGCGCGGTGCCGATCTACCGGCTGCACGCAGCCCGCGAGCATGCGGCGGCGACAGATGCGCTCGGGCCGCTCCGTGAGGTGGCCGAGTGCTGCCTTCTTCAAAACCACACAGCCGAAGCGTTCGGGCAGGCGAGGGGGTGGCAGCCGGCGAAAGCCAGCGGCTACCTCCTGGCGGCGCTGGACGTGCTGGCTGAGCATTATGGATTGGCGTGATGGGCGGGCGCGGAACCAAGGTCGGCGAGCCATACAAGGATGAGGCTGAGCCGCCGCCGGAGAAACCGGCAAGGCGGGGCGGGCAGCCGGTTCGGTATGAGCCGGATGTTTACATGCCGAAGATACTGGACCTGATGGCTAAAGGTCATCTGGTCTACGACATCGCCGCAATGGACGACATGCCGGGATACACAACGATCCAAGGCATGTTTCAGCAGGAGAGGTGGGCGACTGCCTACGCGCGCGCACGAGAAATGCAGGCGCATGCCATCGCTGAGCGGGCCATTCGTGAGGCTGAGCGGGCAACCGGCGATGCCCAGCTTGCCCGGCTGAAGTTCGACGCGCGGCGGTGGTTTGTAGGCAAGATCGCGCCTCGCATATACGGCGATAAGGTCGAGCATCGCGTGGAGGCGGGCGAAAGCTACGTCGAGGCGCTGCGGCTGGCGTCCGAGCGCATCCGCAAGCGGACGCTAGAAGGAAATCGAGTTTTCGACGTGCCCGATGATGCGGACGCGCAGCCCAAATTTATAGGAAGCGAGTCCGTGAGCGACGCGACAAACAATCGCGCCAAATCAAAGACTTAGCGTGCAACTTTCCATAATTGATATTAGGCGGCAACCGGGCGGGTCCGCCCAAGGCAGGGGGATGTCCGGCGCTGGCAGGGGTGCGGGGCCTCTTGGACCCCCACCCCCGCCCACCCCCCCCGGTCTTCGCGCGGCCGGGGGCGGGCTGTCGGCAGGCATATGCACATTAAGCCAGACCCCCCCGTGGGGGTAGCCCAAAACTGAAGGAGTCCCGTTCCATTGGCCGGCCGTCCGAAACGCAGAGCAAGGTTGGAAGCTGAAGCCGCGGCCAGGGCCGCAGCCGAGGCGGAGGACAAGAATGCCGGGGGGATTAAAGTCCCGCTGGCGGACCTTGACGGCGCCGATCCTCTGCCCCCTCCGCCACCCCAGCCCCAAGGCGCCCCGAACGCCCGCGAACAGGCGGAGATCATTGAACGCTTGGCGGCGGACCCGGTGCTGTTTGTGGAGAGCATGCTGGGGGCCACGCCGCAGAGGTGGCAGGCGGAGGCGTTGCTGGCGATTGCCAACAACGACCGGGTGGCGATCCGGTCGGGCCACGGCGTTGGCAAGACGGCGTTCTTGTCCTGGCTGGTCCTATGGTGGCTGCTGACCCGGCTGCCGACCAAGGTGGTCTGCACGGCGAACACGGCGCACCAGTTGTCGGACGTGTTGTGGTCCGAAATCGGCAAGTGGCACCGGAAGTTGCCCGAGGGCATGCGGCGCCTCCTCGAAATCAAGGCGGACAAGATCGAGCTAACTGGCGTCCCGGACAGTTTCGCTGTGGCCCGCACCAGCCGCCGGGAGCAGCCGGAAGCCTTGCAGGGGTTCCACTCGGAAAACCTGTTGTTCGTGATTGATGAGGCGTCCGGCGTCCCGGACATCGTGTTTGAGGTGGGCCAGGGCGCGCTTTCGACCGAAGGCGCCAAGGTGGTCATGTGCGGCAACCCCACGCGGGCGCAGGGGTACTTTTACGACGCCTTCACCAAGTCGGCGGCCCGGTGGTGGAGCAAGCGGGTGAGCTGCCACGACGCGGACACGGTGGACAAGGGGTTCTTGGCGGACATGGCCGCCCAGTATGGCGACGGGTCCAATCAGTACCGGGTGCGGGTGCTGGGCGAGTTCCCGGCGGGCGACGATGACACGCTGATCCCCCGGCACATCATCACGGCGGCTCGGGACCGGCCGGTCGCCAAAAGCGAGACGGCGCCTGTGGTGTGGGGCTTGGACGTGGCGCGGTTTGGCGACGACAGCAGCGCGCTGGCGAAGCGGCGGGGCAATGCGCTGGTGGAGCCGGTGAAGGTCTGGCGCGGCAAGGACCTGATGGAGACGTGCGGGCTGGTTAAGGTGGAGTACGACGCCGCCGGCCAGCATCGCCCGGTCGAGATTTTGGTGGACGTGATTGGCCTGGGCGCGGGCGTGGTGGACCGGCTGCGCGAACTCAATCTCCCCGTGCGTGGCGTGAACGTCGCCGAGCTGCCGGCGCTGGACGGGAACAGGTTCCAGCGGCTGCGGGACGAGTTGTGGTGGAAGGCGCGGGAGTGGTTTGAGGCCAGGGATTGCAGCATTCCGGACGACGAAAGCCTGATCGATGAGCTGGCGGGGCCGCTCTACAGCCTGACGAGCAGCGGGAAGATACAGGTGGAGCCGAAGGCGCAGATGAAGCGCCGGATTGGGCGAAGCCCGGACAAGGCGGATGCGTTCTGCCTGACCTTTGCGGGCGTGGCTGCGGTGGCGAGCGGATCGGGCGGGTATGGCTTCAAGTGGTCCCAGCCGCTGCGTCGTGGCGTGAAGGGGATTGTCTGATGCGTCGGCTGGCGGAGTGGCCTGGGGCCGAGCGTGTCCAAATCCAGTTGCCGACGCGGTACTGGCCTTGCAACCCGTCGCTGGTGGTCGAGGGCGGGCGGATCGCGGCGGTGGTGCGGACGGTGAATTACGAGCTGCGGGAGAACGCCAGCATCACCATCCGCGGGCCTGCGCCGGACACGCAGAACTGGCTGGTCACGCTCGATGCCGCCACGCTGGCGCAGGCCGAGGCGGTGCGGATTGATGATGCGGCGTTGCGGCAGCATCCGGTGGCCCGCGATGGCTTGGAGGACATGCGGCTCTTTGCTTGGCGGGGCGGCCTGTGGGGCTTGGCGTCGGCGCATAACCACCTGAATGGCCGGAACACGATGGTTCTGGCGCCTGTTTCCAAAGAAATGGGCCGCATGGAGGTGTTGCTATCGCCGAAAGGCGAGGGCAGAGAAAAGAATTGGGGCGTCCTGACGCACAATGATGCTTTGTTTTTCGTTTATTGGGCCTCTCCGATGCAAATATATCTGTATTCCGGCGGCCGGGTGCCAGAGCCAGTATTTGTTGGCGATAGCCATCCCGAACTTGATGGCTGGTGCGGTTCAAGCCCCTATGTCCCCTGGAATGGCCGATATTTGGCGTTGCTGCACAAGCGGGAGGGCGAGAAGAACGGCCGAGGCGGGGTGGTGTATCGGCATCGGCTGGTGGAGTTGGACGCCGAGGAATGGCGATTTACCCGTGTATCGGCGCCGTTCTGCTTTGAGGGCGACCAGATCGAGTTCAATTCAGGACTTGCACTCGACGGTGCTAACGCGGTAATAGGTTATGGGGTCAAAGATGCCGCTGCTTGCATCCTGCGCTTGCCGCTTGACGCCTTAGATCAGCTTTTAGGCCATTCTGAACTGGCGGCGCTTGAAGGCGCCGATCTGGCCTAGCGTTATTTCCGTAAAATCCATGAGGTGCTGCTGGTGGAGATCGGTTTCGGTCTGCGCTCGCGGCCTTGCGTTTGCATGATTGGTCATTCGGCGGAGGGTAGGTGATTTAATGACGCCGTACGCCTCCTCTGATCTGTTCAGCGAGATTGAAGACGCGATGGCGCCCATGCTGTCCGATGACGGCGAGGGCGGGTCTGAGGCGCCGGACGAGATCGACATTCAGGCGATTGTCCGCGGCGAGCTGGACGACGCCGTTGACTACATTGATGGCGTCATCTCGCCGCTGCGGGCCGAGGCCACGCAGTATTATCGCGGCGAGCCGTTCGGGAATGAGGAAGACGGCCGCAGCCAGGTTGTCTCGCGCGACGTGCGGGACACGGTGCAGGCGATCTTGCCGAGCCTGATGCGGGTGTTCTTCGGCTCGCAGCATGTCGTGGAGTACGCGCCGAACGGGGCGGAAGACATCGCTTCGGCGCAGCAGGCGACCGATTTTATCAACTACGTTGTGACGCGGGATAACCCTGGCTTTGAGGTCTTCTACAGCGCGTTCAAGGATGCGCTGGTCTGCAAGACGGGGATCATCAAGTACTATTGGGACAACGCCACCGAGGTCGAGACTTCGGACCTGACGGGGCTGGATGATCTGGCGCTGGCGGTGCTGAGCGCCGACCCGTCTGTGGAAGTGCAGATTACGGTGGCGTACCCCGGCGAGGTGGACCCGATGACGGGCCAGCCTGGGGCAAGCACCTATGACGTGCGGGTGATCCGCAAGAAGGACAAGGGCCGGCTTCGGATTGCGGCGGTGCCGCCCGAAGAGCTGCTGGTGTCGCGGAACGCCATCAGCCTGGACGATGCGTCGGTGGTGGCGCATCGGCGGATTATGACCGTCTCCGAGCTTGTGGCGATGGGTTATGACCGCGACGAGATTGAGCCGCACGCCAACGAGGTGGACGAGCTAGAGGACAATCAAGAGCGGTTTGTGCGCAATCCGCAGGCCGTGATTGACCTCGCCAACCGCTCGGACGTGGCGGCGAAGAAGGTCCTCTATGTCGAGGCGTATCTGCGCATTGACATGGACGGCGACGGCATCGCTGAGCTGCGGAAGGTTTGCTGCGTCGGTGCGGCTTATGAGGTGATGCGGAACGAGCCGGCGGACATGGTGCCGTTCGCCGTGTTCTGCCCGGACCCGGAGCCGCATACGTTCTTCGGGCTGTCGGTGGCCGATCAGGTCATGGACATCCAGCGCATCAAGTCGAGCATCCAGCGCAATATGCTGGATAGCTTGGCGCTCTCCATCCACCCCCGTGTGGGCGTGGTGGAGGGGCAGGCGAATATGGATGACGTGCTGAACACGGAAGTGGGCGGCGTCATTCGAATGCGTGCGCCGGGCATGGTGCAGCCCTTCAGCGTGCCGTTTGTGGGTCAGCAGGCGTTTCCGATGCTGGCCTACATGGACGAGATCAAGGAGAACCGCACCGGCATCAGCAAGGCCGCGGCGGGGCTTGATGCGGACAGCTTGCAGTCGTCCACCAAGGCGGCGGTTGCGGCCACGATTTCGGCCGCGCAGCAGCGCATTGAACTGATCGCCCGCATCTTTGCCGAGACGGGCATGAAGCGGCTGTTTACGGGCCTGCTGCGGCTGGCGGTGCAGCATCAGCAGCCGGGCCGGATTATCCGCCTGCGGGGGCAGTTTGTGCCCATCGATCCCCGCGGGTGGGACGCGAACATGGATGTGGTGGTGAATATCGCGCTCGGCGCGGGCACCGAGCAGGAGAAGATCGCGGTTCTGTCGGCGGTGCTGGCGAAGCAAGAGGACATCTTGCAGCGGGCCGGCGTAGACAACCCGCTGGTGACGCTAGCGCAGTACCGGGCGACGCTGGCGCAGATGCTGGCGCTGTCGGGCTTCAAGGACGCGAATATGTTCTTCCTTGACCCGTCGCAGGCGGCTCCGCAGCCGCCGCAGCCCCCGAAGCCGACGCCGGAAGAGATGCTGGCTCAGGTTCAGGTGCAGGCGATCCAGGCCGACATTCAGAAGAAGGCGGCTGAGCTGGAATTGCAGCGCCAGAAGATGATCCGCGACGATGATCGCGCGCGGGATCAGGCGGAAGCCGAGTTGATGGTGAAGATCGCGGAAATCCAGGCGCGGTATGGCGCCCAGGTGGATGTGGCAGCGATCCGCGCGAACATGGAGCGCGACCGCGAGGCGATGCGTCAGATGGCGCGGCCGCAGCCGGTGCCGCCGCAGTTGGGCTTCGGCTTTGGCTGATCTGCGGGCCGAGATCGCGGCGGGGCATCAGGCCAGCCGCGTTCTGAACGATGACGCCTTCAAGGCTGCGGTGCGGCTGGCGGAGGCGGAGCTTTTCGAGGAATGGCGCGCGGCTGAGACGGCCGAAGGGCGCGAAGAAATCCATGCTGCATTCCGCGGCTTGGAGAGGGTGCTGCGGCGCCTCCACGCCACTGTGGACAGTGGCAAGGTCGCTGCGGCGCTGGCCGAAAGGCGTTTTTAAACTCCAAAGGACGATTTGATGTCTGGCACGACCGGCACCCTGCCTGAAGGCGGGATCGGCATTCATCAGGCACAAGATGCCATCGCCAATCTTCTGGCCTCTGACGGAGACACCCAGGAAGGCGAGGCGCAGCAGCCCGACGCGGTAGAGGCGAAAGCCGAAGACGCCGAGGGCACCGAAGCGGAGGCAACCGAGGCGGACGCCGAGGAAACCGACGCGGAGGACTCCGCCGAGAGCGAAGACGGCGAGCAGCAGGAACAGCAGCCGGACCCGGTGTTCACCGTGAAGGTGAATGGCGAAGAGGTCCAGGTGACGCTGGACGAGTTGCAGCGCGGTTATTCGCGGCAGGCGGATTACAGCCGGAAGACGCAGCAGCTCGCCGAGGAACGCAAGGCGTTCCAGGGCGAGACAGAGGCGATCCGGCAGGAGCGGGCGCAATACGCCACGCTTCTTGGGGCTTTACAGCAGCAGTTGCAGGCCACGGCGCAGCTAGAGCAGCAGCCGGATTGGGATCGCCTCTATGACGAGGACCCCATTCAGGCGACGAAGCTAGAGCGGCAGTGGCGCAAGGTGACCGAGGAACGCCAAGCCAAGCTGGCGGCCATTCAGGCTGAGCAGCAGCGGGTGTCCAAGGCGCTGGATACGCAACAGGCGGAGGTGCTGAAGCAGCACCTAATCCGCGAAGCTGAACGGATGCCGGAGCTTATTCCCGAGTGGAAGGATGCTTCGGTAGCCAAGAAGGAGAAGACCGAGCTTCGGTCTTGGCTCGAAAATCAGGGTCTCAATCAGGTTGAGATTGATAGCCTGACCCGAGCCGAGCATGTGGCGCTTCTCCGTAAGGCGTATCTGTATGACCGCGGCCAGCGCAAGGCGCAGGCGGCGGTGAAGCCGCAGCCGACAACGACACCGCCGGTACGACCTGGCGCCGTCGCGGCTGGACCCAAGCAAGCAAGCGAGTTGACCCGAGCCAAGCAGCGTCTCGCTAAGACCGGGACAGTCAACGACGCCGCGGCAGCAATCGCGGCTCTCATATAGGGGCTCAGATCAATGGCTATCGTTGCAAATACCTTCACTCGCTATGATGCCCGAGGCATCCGCGAGGACCTGGCGAACGTCATCTATAACATCTCGCCGGAAGAAACCCCGTTCCAGTCGAACGTGGCGCGCACCAACGTCAAGAACACCTTCTTCGAGTGGCAGACGGACTCGCTCGCTGCGGCGTCCACGACCAATGCCGCGCTGGAAGGCGACGACATCGGCAGCTTTGATCAGACCACGCCGACCACGCGCCTGGGCAACTACACGCAGATCAGCGTGAAGACGGTTGTGATCTCTGGCACGCTTGAGAGCGTGGACAAGGCCGGCCGCCGTTCGGAAATGGCCTATCAGATCGCGAAGCGTGGCGCTGAGCTGAAGCGCGACATGGAAGCCGTTCTGCTGGCGTCCAAGGCTGCCAACGCGGGCAACAACAGCACGGCGCGCCAGACTGCCGGCCTGCCGGCGTTCCTGCGCACCAACACCAACAAGGGCACCAACGGCGTTGACCCCACCGTGTCGAACGGTGTGGTGAATGCGACCCGCGTTGACGGCACGCAGCGCACCTTCACGGAAACCATGCTGAAGGACGTGATCAGCAAGGTGTGGACGCAGGGCGGCTCGCCCAAGGTCCTCATGGTCGGCCCGTACAACAAGGGCGTGGTGTCCGCCTTCGCTGGCATTGCGGGCATCCGCTACAACCAGGCGACTGCGAAGCCTGCCGCCATCATCGGCGCTGCCGATGTGTATGTGTCGGACTTCGGCGCCGTCTCGATTGTGCCGAACCGCTTCCAGCGCGAGCGCGATGCCTTCGTGCTTGATCCCGAGTACGCGGCGGTCGGCATCCTGCGCCCGATCCAGAGCACCGAGCTTGCGAAGACCGGCGACGCCGAGAAGCGCATGATGCTCTGCGAGTATGGCCTGATGGTTCGCCAGGAAGCCGCGCACGGCATCGCGGCGGACCTGACGACCGCCTGAGTGTAACGGCGCGGGGCTTCACGGCCCCGCGCCTCTTTCTTTGGGGCTTGTATGGCCGATAAGGTTTTCGACGTTGATCCGCTGAGCGGCATCACGTCCTTCTGGCATTACGACGAGGCGACTGACACGGCGCTAATTGAGAAGCGCCAGGATGTGTCGGACATCGTGGAAGCCAACAAGTCCGAGTTCAACGAAGACCACGGACGCTATGGCGAGTGGACGAAAGTGGCGTCCATTCCCCTCAGTGTCTATTATGACCTGAAGGCCAAGGGCATCGTTGATGACCCTGTGGCGATGAAGCGGTGGCTGAACGACGCCGATAACCGCTTCTTCCGCACGCGGCCGGGCACCGTATGACGGCGACTGTCGCGGTCTGCGTTCCCTGCCGGGAAATGGTGGACGCAGGGTTTGCGTTTGACCTCGCCCGGTGTGTTGCAGCGCATACGGCGGCGACCGAAGACCGGGTTTTGCTGTTTCAGTCGCAGGGCACGCTGATCGTCAACCAGCGGGCCGAGCTGGCGGCCGGGGCGCTGCAAGCTGGCGCCACGCATGTCCTATTCTTGGATGCCGACATGCGGTTCCCGAATGGTGACGGCGGACAAGGCGATTGTCGCGGCGAACTACTCGACGCGGAAGCTGCCGCTTCAGCCGGTGGCGTTCGCGGATGATACCACGCAGACGCGGGTTTATACCGAGCCGGACAGCGCGGGCCTTGAGCGCGTGGCGGCCATCGGTATGGGCGTGATGATGGTCCGTGCCGAGGTGTTCCAGACCATGCCGAAGCCTTGGTTCCACATCCACTTCTCGCCCGGCAGCGCCGTCTATACCGGCGAGGATATTTGGTTCTGCCGCGGCGCCCGAGAGGCTGGGTTTGAAGTGTGGCTGGACCACGATCTGAGCCAGCACGTTCGGCATATCGGCAATTTCGAGTTCAGCAACAGCCACGCGGCAGCGGCGAGGGGTGATTGATGGCGATCACGACTTATGCCGAGCTGCAAAGCGCCATCGGCGATTGGCTGAACCGGGCGGACCTGACGGCGGTAATTCCCACTTTTATCTCGCTCGCGGAGGCGCGGTTTAACCGCGGCATTCGCCACCGGAAGATGGTGGAGCGGGCGACGGCGACGCTTGACACCGAATACAGCGCGCTGCCGGCGGATTGGCTGGAAACCATCAGGTATCAGATCAACACCAACCCGATCACGGTGTTGGAGTTTGTGTCGCCCGACCAAGCGGCGATGTTGAAGGGCGCCAACTCTGCGGTTGGCAAGCCGATCTACTACACGCAGATCGGGCAGCAGTTTCAGGTGATCCCGGTTCCAGATAGCGCGGGCTACACGGGCGAGCTGACGTATTACGCCAAAATCCCCGCGCTCTCGGTCAGCAACACGGCGAACTGGCTGCTGCAAGATGCGCCGGACCTATACCTCTACACGTCGCTTATGCAGTCCGCGCCGTATTTGAAGGACGATGAGCGCATCGCGGTCTGGGCCAGCATGGCGCAGGCGCTGCAACAAGACCTCGCAGTTTCTGATGAGCGTGCGCGCATGGCGACAAGCGCGCTGCGCATGCGCGCAAGGAGCTTCGGCTAATGGCTTTTACCAACTACCTTGAAAACAAGGTCATGGCTTATGTCTGGACGGGTACGGCGTTCTCGTCGCCGTCCGGCAGCCTGTATGTCGGCCTCTTCACCGCTGCGCCTGGCGAGGGTGGCGGCGGTACGGAAGTGAGCGGGAACGGCTACGCCCGCAAGCAGGCCACGATGACCACTTCTGGCAACGCCAGCACCAACAACGGCGCCGTGGAGTTCGACACGGCGACGGGGACGTGGGGCACGATCACCCACGTTGCGATCTTCGACGCCAGCACCAGCGGCAACATGCTGGCTTATGCGGCGCTCACCTCCGCGAAGACGATTGCGACCGGCGACGTGTTCCGCATCCCGTCTGGCGATCTTGATATCACGCTGGACTAAGTAGATGGCCGGTTTCGGCAGCGGCCTCTACGGGCGTGGCAATTATGGCTATGACCCGAAGGAAGGCGCTGCCGTTATCGCTGCGGCCAGCGCGGCTTCGGCCGCCGGCCTTCGGGTTCTGGATGCTGCGGCGTCCATTGATGCGGCCTCCGCCGCAACGGCGTCCGGCAATCTTATTCATGCCGGGTCTGCGGCTGTCGCGGCCACCTCTGCCTTCTTGGCCGAGGGGCAGCGCATCCAGGCCGGCGGAGCGCTTATTGCGGCGGCCTCCGCCGCGACTGCCGAGGGGCAGCGCATCCAGGGCGGCAGCGCCGTTGTGGCGGCCGGCACGGAGTTTTCGGCGCGAGCCGAGGCGGTCTATCTCGGCGGCGCGCACGTCATCGCGGCGTCTGTCTTTGTTGCGTCGGCTGTTGGCGTTCGGATTGCAACTCCACCTCCGATCACGGCGCGCAGCGCATTCGCCGCCTCTGGCGATTTCAAGTGGCACGACATTCCGGCGGGGGCGGAGAGCTGGGCGGACTTGCCAAGCGCCGCGACCGTCTGGACGCAGATCACCGACACCTCTGACGCTTGGACGAGGGTTCAATAATGCCTGATACCACGACCACTAACCTGGGGCTGGTGAAGCCCGAGGTTGGCGCTTCGGCTGATACTTGGGGCGCGAAGCTGAACACCGACTTCGACACCCTGGACGCGGTGTTTGCTGGTGCCGGCAATGGCACGTCTGTTGGCCTGAATGTCGGCTCGGGTAAGACGCTGGCGGTGGCCGGGACCCAGAACGTCACCGGCACCTTCAAGACTAATGTGGTGAGCGAGTCCACGTCTGCGGCGGGCGTCACGGTGGATGGCGCGCTGCTGAAGGACGGCTCGCTTACGGTCGGCTCTGGTGGCGCGGTTTCAACTGACACCGTATCTGAGCGGACTGCGGCGGCCGGCGTTACGGTGGACGGTGCGCTGCTGAAAGACGGCTCGCTGACGGTCGGCTCTGGCGGGGCTGTTGCGACCGATACCGTATCCGAGCGCACTTCCGCCGCAGGCGTGACGGTGGACGGTGTTCTGCTCAAGGATGCTGGCATCGTCGTTGGCGCCGGCTCTGCCTCTGCGCCCTCCATTGCCCCGACCGGCGACAGCAACACGGGCATCTACTTCCCGGCGGCTGACACGATTGCCTTCAGCGAGGGCGGCGTGGAGGCGCTGCGGCTCGACGCCTCGGGCAACGCGACCTTCGCGGGCACTGCGGCGATGGCGAGCAGCTTCCTGCGGAACCGGCTGATTAACGGCGGGATGGAGATCGCACAGAGGGCGACCACCGCGACAGGGACGTACA